GTCTGCACCGTTACAAGGACAAAAGCACAACGGACGCACCGCATGGAAAGCCGAGTCAAAGAATGTCACGATTAAAGTTGACACTCGAAAAGCACGCTCACGCAACCTTTCGCAAGGCGCACAATTCGAGTCGGTCGGCACGGTAAAGATCACTGCAAAAGGTGCAGCTCTGTCAATGGCAGACATGGCAGGACGAGGCCCAAACCAAACACGCAACAAGAACCCTCTCAGAGCCCGTCCGGGCTTCGCTGGATACTTGACAGCATCTCTCGGTCGTGGGCCGTCACGCTTCGTCTGGGCGCGATCTGACGACTACTTAGACGAGATCACACGCAATGTTGACAAGATCGTCATTGAAGTCATGGACAAAACCAACAAGAGTCTGGTGAAACGCTAATGGCAATCAACCTTCCCATCGTCAGCGAATGGAATCCTGCCGGCATAAACAAGGCCATCAACGACTTCAAAAAACTTGAGACCAACGGACAGAAAGCATCCTTCGCAATCAAGAAAGCAGCAGTCCCTGCAGGGCTCGCTGTTGCAGCTCTCGGTGCTGTCGCTTTTGATGCTGTCAAAGCGTTTGCCGAAGATGAAGCTGCAGCCCAAAAACTTGCCACCACTCTCGGCAACGTCACTGGAGCATCCGACGCTCAAGTTGCCTCAGTTGAAGACTTCATCACCAAAACTTCAATGGCTGCAGCTGTCGCCGACGACGAACTTCGCCCAGCTCTTGACTCGCTAGTTCGAGGAACAGGAGATGTCACCAAGGCTCAAGATCTGCTCAGCCTCGCGCTAGACATCTCTGCCGGTACTGGTAAAGATCTTGGGGCAGTCTCTGACGCGCTGTCTAAGGCTTTTAACGGCAACCTCGGCCCACTTAAGAAACTAGATCCAGCACTTGCAAGCCTTGTTGAAAACGGTGCTTCAGCCGACGAAGTGTTTGCAGCTCTTGGCAAAACTTTCTCTGGTCAAGCATCTACTGCAGCAAACACGACCTCAGGCAAGATGAAGAACCTCGGAATTCAGATGGGCGAACTTAAAGAATCCATCGGTGCAGCTGTCGCGCCATTAGTTGAGAAGTTACTTCCAGCATTTTTGAAGTTTTCAACATGGGCCCGAGAAAACACTGGACTCATCGTCACCCTTGGAATAGTGATCGGCACTCTCGCTGGAGCAATCATCGGAATCAACGCAGCTCTCGCAATTTACAACGCGATCCAAACATTGACCACAGTCCTCAACGGAGTTCTGACAGCATCATTTACGGCTCTGTACGTCGCCACAGGTGTCGTCGTCATCCTTGCAATTATCGCTGCACTTGTCGCACTACAAGCCAAATTCAACATTTTCGGCAAAGCCATTGATGGCCTCAAGGCTGGCTTCATGGCTTGGTGGGGCGTCGTCCAGTTCGTGTTCGGTGCAGTCAAAACAGGGTTTGCTGAACTAGCCAATCTTGGCAAAGCCATTTTTGACGGTATCGGCGGAGCGTTCAAGGGTGTTATCAACGCAGTCATTTCGGCAATGGAGAAAGGCTTGAACTTTGCGATCAAAGGACTGAACATCATCCTTGACGGGATAGATAAAGCTGCAGGGCCTTGGGTGAACTTTGGAAGTATCCCAGATGTCAAGTTGCCTCGACTAGCTGAGGGGGGCATTACGACGGGTCCAACAATCGCGATGATTGGCGAAAAAGGACCGGAAGCCGTTATCCCGTTAGACCGTCTTGGTGGCATCGGCATGGGCGGAGCGAACATCACAGTCAATGTCAACGGTGGCGACCCGAACGCTGTTGTCGCAGCTCTACGAACCTATATGTTCCGTAACGGCCCGTTACCAATCACGGTGGCGTAATGGCTTCAATCACATGGACAGCATTCAAAGTCGTTGGCGCAACTTTTACCCAATTAAACGATTTGCAGTCAATAAATTTCACTGTTAATCGTGCCAACGTGCAAGACCCGTTTCGAGCAAGTTACTTTGAATTGTCAGGTCGTAACCCGTCAACATTGCCAACGCTGGCAGTCGGCGATTCAATCATGGTCAAAGCCACTTATGCTGGAACCGATTATTATCAGTCATCTAACAAAGTTGCTGACCTACAAATTGACTACGGTTTCACTAGCAACCTTGACCGCTGGTCGTTAACCCTTGAAAACAGTTTGGCTAACGCTGGCAGAACTGTCACAACTGTTTCGTGGCCTGCTGGGTATACGACGTGGCAGGCCGCCGACGCTTTGTGTACTGCCGCCGGTATTACTCTTAATTCAACTGGTTTAGCAACTAGGGCTTCTAGTTTCGTGTCTGCACAAACTTTAACTAACGCAAATGTGTTGCAAACTTTGCAGACACTTATTCAAACTGAACAGGGCATAATTTACGGTCAAGAGTCCACGAACATTCAATGGTTAGGTCGAGCCGAACTTGACGAGGCGATACCCATAGCCGAATTCAATGATGGCACTTTGGCAGCTACGCCATCTGTAACGCAACTCAAATTTGACAATATCCAATTTGCTGGTATTGCCGACAACTTTGCCACAAAAGTTGTCGTTGAGCCTGACGGTTTGGCTTCCCAGAGCAGCGGTACAGGTACACGCATTTTTACTTTAAGCACTTATGACCAGACGACAAGTCAAGCCGCCGATTTGGCTGGTTTTGTGAAGTCAACGCTAGACCAGTCTGACGATGTGCCTTATACGGTTGGCGCTACTTTAAGTGAGCAAGACAATTTCACGTTGTTAGCCCTTGTACTGGGCAGCGACATTGGCGGTTTTGTCAATGTGGTTTTGCGTGGTGTCCGCTATCAGGCTGTTGTTAACGGTGCAACCGTTTCGGCTGACCCGTCTGACACACGAGTGTTGTTAAATTTGACTTCGGCTTCCGTGTACAACTTTTTCCGTCTTGATAGTGCTGTCTATGGCATCCTTGACACAAGCAAACTAGGTTTCTAAGGAGAAACATTATGGCTATTAACCCAAACACAGATTTTACTTCGGGCGCAGTCTTGACGGCCGCACAGCAGAACCGCTTCCCTCGTGGCGTTATGGGTGCTGTGTATCGCACCGCTGGGAACGTAACAGTCACAACTACACAGGCCGATATAACTGGCATGACCACTACTTTTACTGCGGTGGCTAGTCGAACATACAAAGCAACATGGACTGTTACAGGTTTGAAAGATACTTCTAACGGTTGGGCCGCCGCATATTTAGCCAACAGTTCAAACACAATTTTTGGTGCTGTTTATCAAACCTGTTTTATTGTGGCTGGCGGTGGATACTTCAACCTGTCAGGTATCACCTATTTCAGCAACTTGACTGCTGGTTCACAAACTTTGAAACTTCGTTGTCAAGTAGAAAACACCGGTGCAACAATTCTTGCGTCTGGTACTAATCCGTGTGTTTTAATGATTGAGGACTGCGGCCCGTCATGAAAATTAGCCTTAAAAACATTGCAGAACTTGAATACGAATATGTTATGCGTGCAATTCGAAACGATCTGCTCAAAGAATCCGACTGGACACAAGTCGCAGACGCACCCGTAAACCGTGAAGCATGGGCGACATACCGCCAAGCACTACGAGACTTTCCAGCCACATGGACAGCAGGCCCCGAAGCCGACTTCCCTGATACACCATGAAAACTCTCGCCGTGATTGCTGCCCTTGCCGTCGTCCTCATGTTTGTCGTCACTGGATGCAATGATCGCACACGAAACACCTGCGTTGAGCAACCCACAGCCCCACGATGTGACACCAGCACAGGAGCAACCACACCATGAAGAAATACACCAACTCCGAGATCAAAGCGCGTCTAGTCCTTATGGTCGGTTTTGCATTGTCGCTCACATTCATCATGAGTATTGGCATGATCCTGTACTCGCTCGCGTTCGTAGTCCAGCCCCTCGAAGTGTCACCAAACGACTCAAAAGCATGGGAAGTGCTTTCCAGCGTCCTGCTCGTACTCGCTGGAGCATTGACAGGACTCCTAGCATCCAACGGCCTCAAGGACAAGGACAAAGATCATGACAGTTAGACCGTACACAGGAAGCACTGACGGCAACCATCCCACACCACGAGCCGGAACAAAACGATTCGTAGAGTTTTGCGAGTACTTGTTCGGTGTCAAGAACATCGGCATCTACGCGAACCGACCAATGCGCTCAGGCCCACAGCTCTCCGTCCACGCAACGTGGCGAGCAACTGACCTCAAAGGCACCAAGCCCCAACGAAAAGCCTTAGTCGAATTCCTGTTTCAGCACCGCGACCTTTTAGGCATTGAAGAGATCCATAGTTACGACGGAACAGGCGTACCGTTCCCGACAGACAAGTGGGGCGCGGGCTACCGATCCTCGCGCGACAACTGGCTTAAATATACGATCAGCCGAAATGCCGGCACTCCTCTGGCCGATTGGGTGCACGTGGAAATTTCGCCGCTTATGGCCGACAACCCCAAACTGGTTGAGGACGCGTTCGCCCAGATATTTGCTCAATGACTTGACATTCGGTTTGGGAGTCGGTCAAATGACTGGCAACCAAGTGCGTCCCCCAATAGGTGGACCCCGACCGCAGGAGGAAAGCAATGCAACAATCCCTTTTTGACGTTCTCGCTGTTCCAGCCGAGATGCTCAA